CCATCGCCCTGACCATCCCGAGAGGAGCCACAGGATTAACCGGCGACACCGGCCCGCAAGGATCTACAGGACTCACCGGACCTACCGGACTCACGGGCCCCACAGGATTAACCGGCGACACCGGCCCGCAAGGATCTACTGGACTCACCGGACCCACTGGTCCGCAGGGCCCCACAGGATTAACCGGCGCCACCGGCAGCAGCGGCGCGGTGGCACTGCTCACCGGATTCGCATCCGCCCCCGGCACCGTTGCGGCCACGGATACCCTGCTCTCCGCCGTCGGCAAGCTCGATGGCAATGATGCCCTCAAGGCCCCGACCGCTTCGCTCTACCCCTACATCGGCGGCAAGCTGCTCACCTACGCTGACGAAGAGGCCGCCATCGCCGACCCGCTGATCACCGGCGGCGATCTTTACCGCAAAACCGCCGGTGGCATCGACTGGGTCAATGCAGACAACGTGCCGTCGCTTGATCTTCAATTTGCAGCGGATAAGACGCTCACTGCCCGCAGAGGCCCAACTCCTGTTTTCTCAAGAGGAAGCTCAGGTACGTTCGTTAATACTAACGGATTGATTGTTGGGAAAACAACAGCGACTACATCAAGCATCACGCCAAGCACTCAAGCCATTGGTAGTCAATTCAGCGTAAATGTCCCTTTTTTAGGGTCTGTTGCTGGGTGGGTAGTTGGTCAACCTATCTCTTTAATTGTGGACACTGATGGGCAGCATGATCCAGATGCTACCGAATTGTGGTTGCTCGGAAACATTACTAGCATCGCGGCGGGTATCTTGACTTTTGAGGTCACATCAAGAACGGCTCAGGCAGGAAGCGCAACAATTTGGACTCTTGGCTATCGCGGCCCCCGCTTCGACCACGATCCAGTCAGCAGGACGAACTTGTTGACGAGGAGTCAAGAATTCAACTTGTCGCCTTGGGGGACGAACAATGCCATGACCGTAACTCCCGATGCAACCATTGCGCCAGACGGAACACTTACGGCGGATGCCATAAATTTCGACACGAACATTACAAGTCGCATTATTTATCTAGCAGGAAGCGCGGTCGTCCACACTTTTTCCGTTTGGCTTCGAGCAGATACAAATAGAACATGTATAATCGCAACAGCCGCGAACCTGTCGGCTAATATTGATGTTGTAGCGAACGTTACAACCACATGGCAAAGATTTAGCGTGGTAGCCTCTAACTGGTCTCCTAGCACATCATCTTTCAATGTTCGGATCGCAAGCAACGCAACTGGCACATCTGGCACAATCTTCGCATGGGGCGCACAACTCGAAGCAGGCTCCTTCCCCACCTCCTACATCCCGACGACCACGGCTCCTGTGACGATCCGCGATTGCAAAGGATTGCTGATTGAGGAGTCTAGGACGAACTTGACAATCCGAAGTGATGATTTTGGTGCTTCTGAATGGAACCAAGGAGGAGCATCAAGAAACCTAACCGTAACCGCAAATAACACAGAATCACCATCAGGAGTAACTGACGCTGATCTCTTAACAGTTGGAGCAACGACAACCATTTATCAGGTCGCTCAGGGCTTACCTAACACTGGTAACGTAACAAGTGGCACTGCTTACACGGTGAGTTGCTACTTCAAGCCCAATCAAGTAACCAGAGTTAGTATATGGGCGGGAAATCCCGTAACACTCCCAGTTGACGCAATGTTTGATCTAACTGGTGCAGGTTCGGTTGTTGCCAGTGCTTCCGGCACAGCTTCGATTCAGCAAGTCGGGAACGGATGGTATCGCTGTATTGTCACGGGAACAGCAGGTGCTACATCAAACACATCTTTACACATCGGACCCGTCTCAGGCATATCAAGAATCTACGTTGGTAACTCCGTGGATTCCTTCTGGGCATGGGGCGCACAACTCGAAGCAGGAGCCTTCCCCACCTCCTACATCCCGACCACCACAGCGTCCGTGGTTCGCAGCGCGGATGTGTGTAGTATTACGGGGGCTGACTTTACCAGCTTCTATAACAACGCCGCTGGCACACTACTGAGTGAGACAATGATTGCAAACTTAGTTGGTGATAACCGAGGAAATGTTCAAATTGACGATGGAACAAATCTGCAAGTGATACGTCACGTTTATAGTTCTTTAACTGGTGGTTTTGATACCACCATTGTGGGAAATGGTACTACTACGAGAATTGCAGTTACCGCAGGCACAGCGTCAGTCATTCAGAAAAGGATCACAGCTTACCAAGGGACAAGTTTTGCAGCCGTAACAAATGGAGGAGCAGTTGCCACAGTAACACGCACTATGCCATCGGGATTAAATGCAATAAGAATTGGCAACCTTGTAGGTGGTTCTTTCTACCTTAATGGTCATATCGCCGCCATCCGCTTCTTCAAGAAACGCCTGCCCAACGCCAAACTTCAAACCCTCACCGTATGATCGATTACCTCTTGAAATTTCCGTCAAAACAGGTGGCCGAGCAATTCGGACTCGCCAACGGCTTCGCTGCGCCGGATGAGAAAGGCGAAGTGCAATCCACCCTTGCCAGCCACACTCACGCTTTGTGCGTAGTGGGAGAGTTTGCCGGAGAGTGGTGGGTGCTATTCCGCGATCTTGTCGGAATCCCGATTCCAGAAGGCGGCGAGCAGTTCATCTACTGGTCGTCCACCAGCGAAGACCCAAGACCCGTCAACGACCAAACCCCCTCGGTATTCTGGGCCTGAGCCTCCGGCCGAATAATTTAGCCTGACTCAACCCGCACCCGACCATGACACCCGCCGAGAACAACGAACTGACCGAACTCCAACGCGAATGGCGGGCGTCCATCACCGCGAGCATCAAGTCCACCGAAGCCAAAGTGGACACGATGTTGTCTCAGATGAACGACATGCGCAGCGAGTATGCCCGCAGCCATCAGTTGGACGCGGTCTCAAAGCGTGTCACGTCGCTGGAATCCGACAAACAGAAAATCATCGGAGCGGCTGTGCTGCTCAACGCGCTCGGGGCTCTTGTTCTGTTCCTCATCTCTAAATTCTGGAAGTAACATGGACTCGCGCCTCTACCTCTACTTTGTCATTGCAGCGATCACCCAGCTCATTCCGGAGCTGGAGCGGTTGCAAGGCATGGAGACCATCCCCCAGATGGCGTGGAGCATCGCCATCCTGAAAAGCTCCCTCGCCGGGTTCATCGCGGCCAAGGCGTTCCAGTCCTCGCCGCAGTCGTCTCTGCCACCGTCGCCCGAGCCGCCGATCCCAACCATCCCGAAGATGCCATGAACAACTGCTTCCCAGACCCGCTGAGATTCCGCCTCGATGGCTGGAACGGCGATTCTGCGATCTACGTGTTGGAACATTACTATCGGGTTTGCACTTCAAAAGGCTGGGTCACCATTCCCACCGGGTTCCGCACGGACGGGCTTTCAATTCCCGCCTTCGCGCATCCAATCGTCGGCCCTGCCAATGGTCCAGCATTCGGAGCTGGGCTGCTCCACGACTACCTCTATTCCCGAGACTCGACGCTGTTTCACAACCACCCCCGCGACGTGTGCGACTTGCTGTTCAAAGAGGCGATGTGGAACCTCGGGATCTCCGCCATCCGTCGAGAAATCATTTACCGCGCCGTGCAGATGTTCGGCGGTCGATTTTACAAACCATGAAAACACAACCCCGCAAATTGCCAAGGAAAGAGAAGAGCACCAGCGACCTGCTGTTCCTGCTCGGCATCGCGTTACTGTTGCTATCTGCCGTCATGTCGCTCACCTCCTGCCAGCTCACCGTCGGCACCGACGGCACACGGACATGGTCCCTCAACGGCGAGCAAGCCGCGAAAGCCATCATCGTCATCTCCGAGAAATAATGTCCTCGAACTACGACATGGAGCCGCCCGACACGCCACCTTGGTGGCCGGGACTGGTTGCCATGCTCGCGCTCGCCGCCGCCTGGATGGCCTACCTGTTTTGCAAATACTGACGCCATGACCCCCGCCGACATCGAGGCCATGCAGATCCGTATCGCCGCTGCCGGATTTCCGCTCGCCGCCGACGGACTCTGGGGACCCAAATCCCGCGCCGCCTGCCAGAGCTACCTGCGCTCGCTGATGCCGGCGCCCAATCCATGGCCGCGCCAGGACGAGTCATCGCTCGCCAGCTACTACGGCGACGCCGGGGACGAGGACTACCTGGTCCGCCTGCCCGTCGCGGGTCTCGGCGTGGCATACGATGGCAAACCCGTTGCCGCCATCCGCTGCCACAAGCGCGTTGCCGACTCGCTCGGCAGGGTTATCGCCGCCATCGCCGCAGGCCCGCACAGGGGCATCCTCGCCTACTACGCCGGGTGCTACAATTGCCGGGCCATGCGCGGGGGCAGCAGACCATCGACCCACGCCCGCGGCATCGCTATCGACCTCGCCCCCGACTGGAACGGCAACAGCACCCCATGGCCGGAAAAGGCGACGATGCCGCTCGCCGTGATGGCTGAGTTCGCCCGCGAGGGCTGGCTGTCTGCCGGGGCGTTCTGGGGCCGGGACGCGATGCACTTCCAGGCGACCCGGTGAGGGGTCACCGGAAATACCGCAGCGCGGCAGGCTTGAGCACCGCTCGGGCGTAGTGCCGCCGGGTCACTTGCGACAACGGGACATGTCCCATAGCCGCCTGACACGCCTCCATGCCGAACGCGGCGAGCATGTTTGAGCAATAGACGTGGCGTGCGACATCGATCAGGTCGGCGATCCCCGCGTCACGCCGGATGCGCTGCCAGCGTTTTTTCCAGCCGGACGGCATCACCGGACCGTCTGCCGGGTGGCCTTTGATGAGCCGCCGCAGGCGCGGCGAGATCGGAATGTGACGGTCGCTGGGAGTTTTCGAGACATCGCTGGAAATGTAAATCTCATCGTCGCCGAACGCCGACCAGTCGAGCCGGGAGATTTCCCCGAACTCCGCGTCCGGCCGCACCCCCGCAAAAAACAGGACGGCAACAACCCGCCGCTCTTCCGGCGACTCGCAGACCCGCAGACAGCGCCCAACTTGCGACGGCGACAGGATCGCCAACGACGGGGCTTTTTTGTGGCGCGGCCGGAAATTGACGATGGCAAGAATCCTCGCCGCCTTCATGTCGAGCGACGATTGTTTTAGGCTGGGCCGGACCTCCCGACACGCCGCCTCGATGGCAGACCGATCGATGCCGCCGCACGCCCTCCGCAGGAACGCCGCCGGAACCCACTTCGGCAGGTCGTCCATCTGCGACTGATACTTGTCAGACCAGACGCAATCATTCGCGGCCATGGCGCGGTCATAGCGGTCGCCGAACGACTCCCGCGACTCCGCACCGCCCAGCTTGGCCACGGCCATGCGTGCGGCCTCCACAAGCGTGATTCCGCTGCCATCCAAGATCCTCGCCGCCTCTGCCGCCTGGAGCGCGAGAGATGCCGGAATCATCGACCCGCGCACGCCGGATGCGTGGGAGGCGCGACAGGCCGCCGCAAACTTCTTCGCAGCCTTCTCAGTCGGGAAATACTTCCGCGCCCGCTGGCCGGTGGTGGTCATGCTTTTCGGCACGTTGACGACCCACCCGCGAGGGGATTCCAGTGGTTCAAAGTCTGGTCGTTTTGCCATGAGATTTTGTCGCCCTTATCGCCCCATCGCATCCAAAATGGGGTAAAACCGGGTAAAGTAAAAGATTGATAAATCAATGTTTTCGTGAGCCGCAGGAGGGATTTGAACCCTCGACCTATTCATTACGAATGAAGGCATTTCCTTTACGGCTCTAGGAGTTTTCGGCGGAGGTTGGGAAATCGCCCTCTTAGCGCCTCATCGCGTCATGCGAGGAGCTGTAGGATGAGCTTCGCGACCTTCCCCGGCTTTTCCGGATTCGCCTGGGTGATGGCGAGGATCTTTTTTCCGAGCCCTGCCATCTCCTCCGTAGGGACATAGCGCGGCGTGAACGTGGCCCTTGCCCCGGTGATGGCTTCCGAGGCGCAGACCGCGAGCTTGGCGAACAACGGATCGGAATCCACCATGCCGCCGATTCGCTCGGCCAATGGCGAAAGATTTCCATTTTTTTCGTATCCGAAGAAGTCGATTTCCAACGCAGCCTCCAGTTTTTGGAACGTCGAGGCGTCAATCGTCTTCTGTTTTCCAGACAAAAGCTTGGAAACCCAAGCCTCGCTTTTTCCTAGAATTCCTGCGAGTTCGGCTTGTGAAAAACCCTTATTTCTAAAGGCTTGCACGATGTTAGGGAGCATCGACCCTGCGATTGGTTGCTTATCGTTTTCCTGTTCCATAGCCCCTTATTGTAAAATAATTTCCAAAATTAGAAAGTTTTTTCTTGCGGGTCTTTCCAAAATTGGAAAGTCTTTCGCCATGCCTAAACAAAAAAGCAACCCAACCGGAAGGGTGTCAGTGGACCTCTTCGCCGACAAAAAAGAACTCGACCGGCAAGCCAAGGACGCCGGGACCACCGGAACCAATTTGGCGCGGATTTTGATCCGTGACGGGTTGGCCAAACTGGCAAGCGGGGAATTCAAAATCACCTCACCAGCTCTTACCGCAACCGAGGAGGTGGCGGTATGAAAACCCGCTATTTCAGATCGACGCTGACGGGCATCGTCTGGCGGTTCTCGGACGCGGGCAATGATGTGTTCGCAGGGGTGGCTGGCTGGATACCAACAGCGATGACGCTCGACGGCATGCGCGTCTCGACGGTCGAGATTAACGAGGAGGACGCACCATGAGCGAGCTGCTCACCGCCGCCGAACTGGCGACCGACCTGAAGATGTCTCAGCAGGTGGTCCTGCGGTGGCACCGGGCCGGCCGGATCAAGGCCGAGCTGCTCATCGGCCGGTCGCCCCGGTTCGACTCGGCGAAGGTCCGCAAGCAACTGGCCAAGGCGAGTGACGCCGCAGCCGCCCGCAAGTTCTCGGGGATGGTCCCCACTCTATAACACCTTTCCCCGCGCTGCCTAAAGGGTGGCGACCAATGCCCAAGGCTACCGGCTGGCACAATATCGAAGCAGCGCGGGGGACCACTCAACACCATGAAAATCATCCTCTCCATCATCATCGGAATCAACGCCTGCATCGGGCTGCTGATCCTCGTTCTCAACCAACAGCTCTGATCTCCAACCAAAAACATGAACATCACCATCGACCCAGAATTTAAGGCCCTGATCCCGCCACTCGCGGCGGAAGAGTTGGCGCAGCTTCGATCAAACATCATCACGGAAGGCTGCCGTGATCCGCTGGTCACATGGCGCGGAGTAATCATCGACGGTCACAACCGATTCGAAATTTGCACTACTAACGGTATTGAATTCAAAGAGGTGACGAAGGACTTCGATGAACGTTCTTCCGCCATCGAGTGGATCATCCGCAACCAGTTCGGACGGCGGAACCTCAGTCCATACGAGCGCACCCGCCTGGCCCTGCGGCTGGAGGAGGCGATCGCGGGACGGGCGAAGGCGAATCAATCGAAGTTCACGGGGAACCAGCATGTCGCTGTTCCGCAGAATTCTGCGGAAGTCCACATCGAAACCCGCGAGGAGATCGCCAAGCTCGCCGGGGTGTCCCGCGACACGGTGGACAAGGTGAAGCAGATCGAGAAGAGCGCAGCGCCGGAGATCAAGGAGGCCCTGGCGAATGGTGAAATCTCCATCAACAAGGCACACCTGACGGTAAAGGCAAAGAAGGAGGAAGAAGAGCCTGAGCCCTTGATAGTAGATGGAAATACACCAACCCGACGCGCTCCGATGAAGGTGATTGAAGATGAGGGAATGAACATTTGGCTACTCGCCAAGTCGCACCTTGACCGCATCAACAAAAATGACACCCAGCGTGAAGACGCGCTGAAAGCCTGCGCTGCTTACTGCGCGAAACGCCTTGAGTCCAAGAAATAAAAGAACAAAACAAACATGAAAACAGCACAAGCAACAATCAGAGAAACGGTAGTTTATACATGCTTCAAGTATAACGACGAACAGCGGCCAATCGAAACCAAGCATGTTCGCGACATCATGAGTAGTATGGAGACATTCGGATTCCTCCCATCAAAGCCAGTCCAGGTTTATGAGGAAGGGAAGAAGTTTGTCATCATTGATGGCCATCACCGCTACATCGCCGCCAAAAACCTGCAAATCCCCGTGCTCTACGTTGTCGAGCCGAAGTCACACGCGGAATCCATGGCAAAGGTGAACCGCTATCAAAAAGCTTGGAACATGAAGAACTTTGTTTCTCAGTATGCCAAGCGGGGGCTTGCTCCATATCTTGAGCTTGTGGCCTATAACCAGCTCGGATTTCCGCTCACGATTGCAGCGCTTATGCTTAGTGGTAGATCAGCAGCAACGGGTGGCGCGAATGGCGGCACGGCGGCGAATTCCGTGATTGATGGGACATTCAAAGTGATTACGCGGGTAAAGATCGAAATCATCGCGCAATTCCTGCGGGAAAACGGAGACAAGAATCCGGCATTCAAAACAGCTTCATTTATATCTGCGTTTGAGCTTTGCTTGAGAAGTAGTGATTTCGATCCTTCGCAACTTACGCGGAAACTTGCGGGAAATCACAAGGTGATTACGAGATGCGTCAGCATAGATCAAATGCTCGATCAGTTGGAAGAGGTCTATAACTACCACCAGCAAATCAAGGTGCCGCTAGCTTTCAACGCACGGGCTTGCAAAAAGAGATAATCACCACAGGGGCCGCGCATCTTACACGCGGAACATTTTCCAACCACCCAAACACATGAACGACCACCAAATCGAAAGACAGGCTTCCGACACTTTCGGACGCAACACCAAGGCCGACCTCGAACTATTACGCCGGATCAAAGAGCGCAACGACGACCGGAGCGAGGAGATCTTCGCGCTCGCCGTCATCACTGCCGCCATCCTCTGCGTCTGCGGCATCGCAGGCGTTATCATCTACACAATGTGGTCATGACCCCAGCCGACCTCGCAGCCATCCTCGCATCGGCGTCACGCCGGGGACTGAGCACATCCATCGTTGCGACCCTCGCCCACATCGCCGCAGTGCCTGGCACGAAGCTGGCAGAACTTTGCGAGATTCTCGGAGTCACCAGCGCGGCAGTGACGGGAATTGCTGACCGCATGGCAGACCAAGGGCTCGCCACGCGAGAAGCCGTCAACGGCGACCTCCGAGCGCACGCGCTGGAGATCACCGCTCATGGCCGCCGAATCCTCAAATCCATTCTCTCCCAAACCAACAACAACACCAACACCAAAGCAACAGCATGAAATTGTCAGAAAAAAAGAACAGCAACTTCACCCCGCATCCCGAAACTGAGGGACCGATCAAGGCGGTGCTCGTGGACATCACCGACCTGAAGGAGCGCCAGACGCAATACGGACTCAAGGAGGAGTTCCGCTTGGTCTTCGAGACCGAGTGCATGGACGAGGAGAACGACCGCCGCTTCTGCATCTGGAGTCGGGGCTACACGCCATCGCTCAATGAGAAGGCGGCACTGCGGAAGGATTTGAAAAAAATGATGGGCCGCGAGCTAACCTCCGCCGAGCTGGACGAGTTCGACGTTGAGTGCCTGATCGGACACGGCGTGAAGCTCATCATCCAGCACGAGCACAAGGACGACAAGACCTATGCGAATATCAGCTTCATCGCACCGGACAAGGACAAGGCACTGAAGCCGTCCGGCAAATACAAGCGGATCAAGGACCGCGAGGACAAGTCCGACGATGCAGACGAGAAGGAGAACGCCGAGCCTGCTGCGACCGGCTGGGAAGCGGTCATCGTTCATGTTGGCAAACACAAGGGCAAGAAGCTCGCCGACGTGGACGAGGCCGGGGTGAAGATCCTGATCGAGAAGTGGCTGCCGCAAGCGAAGGCTGCCAAGAACTTGGAAGACGCTGGCCTGGTCGCCGCGCTCGATGAACTGGCCGCGCTGCTCGACGGCGGCGGGGACGACTACTGAACCTCTCAGCAGTGAGGCGTCGCGCTTGGCCCGTCGTGACCACCTTTCCACTGCTAGGCCGGGATGGATTCCAAATCCAGACCGGAGTCAACGGGCCGCCAATTTCCCAACCAATCCCACCCATGACCATCGCCCAAATCATCGCCGCCAAGAAAGCCGCAGCAACCAAGGCAACACCTGCCGAGCAGGCAGACCCTATGCTTGACGAAGCCATCGCCCGCATCGACCCGCCATCGCTGGGAAAGCGCAGGGCGGGGCTGGTGCTGAGTGCATCGACCCCGCTGCCAGCAGCGGACGTGGCGGAGAAGGCACACCACGCCGAGCTGCGGAGCCTGAGCCAGCCGGAAGGCGAGGCGATCCCAATGACGCCGGCCAATGCGGACAAGGAGACGGCGACCTGGCACGAGGCGGCCAACAGCTTCGAGAGCAGCCTGTGCGTGATGCGCGACCCGAAGGAAGCAGAGGTGATCTGGCTGGCAGTGCGGGCCGACCGCGATGGTCTGCCGCCGATCCTACTGCACCGCCTGCCGTGGCTTCTGTGGGACCACCCGATGGCGATCAGCGAGGATCAAATCCCATACTGACCATCTCCCAACGCCTCGCCGCCAATGCCCGCAAGCTCCGCGAAAAACCATGCCCACCTGATCACTGTGAAACCTGCTTCAAAAACGCCTGCCGACTCCTGCTCAAAACCTGCTGCATCTGTAACGGCGGGGTGAGCTTATCCAAAATCAACTTTTTCCCACGCACATGATCGACCCTGACCTCATCGCAGCCGCCAAGGCGCAGCTTGCAAAGCACAACATCGACCGCCTCACGGCCTCCATGCCGCTCGCAGACCGCGAGCTGCTGAAGAAATATCCGAAGCACACGCTGGCCGCCGCCCGTTTGATCGACAGCACGCCGATATGCCGCGGCACTCTACTGCCTGACCAGATCGGCCACACCCCGGGCGATGATTTCAATAGCCTGCAATGGCAGGCGAACGGCGAATTTCCATCCAGACAATAAAATGAGAACCTACTACGACCCCGAAGACGATACTTGCGAGAAGACAGACCGCTACGAGCGATTGATCGAACTGGCAGACCACCTCCGCGACGAAGCGCGAGACCTCCTGCTCGACAAGGACGGCCCATCTCCCGAGGAGATCGCCGCAGACGCCATGTGCGATGCACTGGATGCAATGGATTTCGCGGCATCGAGTGATGCCGAAAAAAAACCGCCCGTGGCAATGTTGCCAGCGGATGCTGACACTACACTCTTGGGAGTGGGAGTCAGTGACGCAGCGGGCGGCTACACTTTCACAGACACAGCAGACAGCATCCGCATGCCCACCGAGGCAGAAGATGCCGCCTACAAGGCCGAGGGTGAAGAAATCAAGGCAGACGCGCTCGCCATCCTCGCCAAGTGCAACTTCATGCTGACCGGCTACGAGACGCAAGTCTGCGAGTGCGCGGCCGGCATCGACAACGGGATGCACGGCGTGGACATGGCCACCTTCACCACTCTCCGCACGCAGTTCTCCCGCGAAATCTCCGACCACTACAAAGCATGATCACCAAGACCAACCAACTATCCGAAATGCCGATCACCCTATCCGGCGACGGCTACTCCCTCACCATCGCCCCGAACGCGCATGAGCGCAAACAGGAGATCCTCGCTCTCTCATCTGACATTACCAAGGTCAGCACCAATGACGAGAGCGGAGACGCTAGAGTGCATCTGGCTCGCCTGGCTGCGATGCGGATCGAGGTGGACAAGTGCCGCAAGGAGATCAAGGAGCCGGTGCTGCGCGTCGGGAAACTCATCGACCAGGCGGCCAAGGATTTCCTGTCTGAGATCGAGATGGAAGAGTGCCGGATCAAAGGGTTGATCGGCGACCACGCGAACGAGGTGGCGCGTCTCAAAGCCATCGCCGAGGCCGAGGAGCGCAAGGCGTTCGAGTTCGCCCGCGCAGCCCGCGAGGCAGCGGAGGAGAGCGGACGGATTGCCGACGTGCTCGCTCACAAGGCGGCGGTAGCGGCCAAGCTCGCCGCCAGCAACGAGGTGGCGGAAACGAAAGTCGCCCAGGGCGTGCGGTTCGCGTGGGATTTCGAGGTGACTGACATTAAGTTGCTCTACTCTATCAGGCCGGACTTGGTGGAGCTGACCTTTCGCCGCTCCCTAATCCTCGCCACACTCAATGACATGGACGAACACGGCTACACTGTCGAGGCACTGGCTGCCGAGCTTGGCATCCGCGCCTTCAAGAAACCCGTAATTTCCGCGAAATGAATAGCTCCTCCACCGGGTGGAATCCACTATCTTATTGTGCATCTGTGATGCCTTGTTCGCGTTGTGGCGGCAAGGGTCATTACATGTATGACCACAATCACGGAAAAATGTGTGAACGATGCTGTAAGCACACAGATGGATGGTGGGAACTCACCGAGCATCACGCCGGATACATCGCTGGAGCCGACAACGGATGCTGCCGTGCCGGATGTGGACAACTGAGGCGAGAAATTCATCAAGCGAACGCTAGGGCTATGCCGCCCGCCAAAGATTAAGACCATGAAAAGAAACAGAAACGATATTGAGGGTCGGTCATCAGCCCCTTGTTCCCCGTCTTCATCGACGCCCGAGACGGACGCCGCCGAGTTCCCGGTGATGACATGGCCCAAGCGTGACAATCCGATGGTGATCCGCTCGACCTTGGCAAGGAAACTGGAAAAAGACCGCAACCACTGGCGCAACGAGCACGACCGCGTGGTGCGCGAATATCAGCACCGTCTGATGGTGATCGGAACTTCCGTGATCGAGGCCTCCAGTTATCCATCGAACGATAAAACGCAGGCACCGACATGAGCGCGCTGGACGTAAAAAAGCACGGAGGACTTGACCGCTCATGGCGGTTGTCCTGCCGTGCCTTGTTGAGTGTCTTTTTGCTAGATGAGCGTGGCCATGACATTCAGGGCGGCAGCCGTGGGCATACGCCCCTGCTCCCATCCCTCGACGGTGCGCTTAGATACTCCGCAGAGATCGGCAAGCGCCTGAGTGGTCAACCCGCACTTGTCGCGGATCGCTTTGATTCCGGGTGCGTAGTCCATGACGCACCCGTCATCCGCAAGGATGACGGGCTGGCCGTAGGACGACGCGCTGTGGTTGGTCGTCACTCTCATGGCTCAATAGTTGCGGGATTGGATGTCACGGACGAGATCGCGGCGGAAGCCAGCGAACATCCACCAGGGGCGGCTGCCACCGTCTCCGCGTTGGCGGTCGGTATGGACGTGGACTTCTCCGTTGCGCTTGATGACGACCTTGTTGTGGTCGGAATCTTCGAGGAGGTATTCGCGGATCTGGCGGTCGGTGATGGTGTCGGTGGTGGTCATTGTCTTAGTGGTTGGTCGTTGGCCTCATTGCCGCTGACGAGGACAACTTACGCAATCCTGCGTAAAGGTCAACAACTATTTACGCAAACGCGCGTATTTTTTCAACGGGCCGTTTTCGGTCTACTCAACGCTGGGGGTATGGCGCGGGAACTAGCCGCGCAGGACTCCGATAACTCAAACGACATCAACGGCTAGTTCCCGTTGCCATGACTCCCTTGTTATGCCTCTTCCGAATCACGAAAAAACGATGAATACAAAGAAAGAATATCCACTCGCTGCCGTCCGAATCCGTGTGATGAAGCGGGACAAATTCCGATGCACCTACTGCGGAGCGTCTGGCAATGACGTGGAACTAGAAATCGACCACATCCACCCAATATCCAAGGGCGGCAGCAATCACATGAGCAACCTCACGACGGCTTGCCGCTCGTGCAACCAATCAAAATCAAACGGAAAACTCGAACCAATGACACAAGCAAGACAAACCTCCGGACTTGTCGGAATCTTCATCCACACGCTGAAAGAAGGCCGGATACACAACCAAGGCGAAATCATCGGAACAGATGCCGACGTGTGCCTCGTGCAACGATACTCGTGGCTATCTGGCTGCCCGACGGACGTGATAGGAATCCCAAAAGCTGACATCCTGAATCAGGAGAAGTGCCGCATGTATTCTTCGGGGGACGATGCCGTCGAAGCGTGGGAGAAGGAACGTCGCCAACTCGACGCTGCGGAGTCTTATTCCCGGCATAACGCTAGGGGTGATACGCGGCGGGATCAGGCCGGACTTCAAGAGTGACGCTCCTCGCCGTCGTATCCACCCCATTGTTCTGCCTCTTTTTGGACGGTGAAAAGAAAGTGAAAATAAATTGAAATAGCGCTTGCAGGAAATCAAACCGTGTGCAAGAGTCTCCTCGTCATGAACGCAACCAACTACATCAATGCAAAGGGTCAAGAAATCATCGTGTGCAAAGGCGGATGGAAAATCAGCCGGGAGAAAATGGAAGCCAACCAAATCAAGCGCATCGCAGAACAAGAAAAAGCAAAAGCCGACCGCCAAGCATTCCGCCGCGCCAAGCTGGACGCTGCAATCGCCAGCGGTGACACAGAGGAAATCGAGTATCTCCGGTTCATGTATTCCATGTAAGTGGCCACCGCTGACCCTAATCGAAGAATACACACTAGCACCACTAAGCGCATAACCCTGAAAACAAAATGAAAACCGAATCATTCCTTGCCGAACAAATCCGCGAAATCGCATCCGAGTTAATTCTCGACGCGCTGGAAAATGGAGACGCATCAGAAACCGCGAAATTCCTGCGTGAACAAATCCGCGCCGGATGGGTGGCCGCATTAGAAGCCTCTGGAGTCCCTGAAGAAATGCACCGCACCTTGAAGTTCCCGATATGAAACCCATCCGAGGTGGAAAACGTGAAGGAGCGGGGCGCAAGCCCCGCTCAACTCCCCGCGAAGCGATCACGGTGCGGATCGAGCCGCAGGACGCGGCCAAGCTGCGGAATCTGTGCGCGGCGCGGGAGATGTCCCAAGCGGATTGGATCACCGACAAGATCAGGAAGTCACGCCTCTGATTTCTCGGCAGAACGCTAGCCTATCCCACGGGGACGAGAGCGCCCGTTGAATGCTCTCACAACTACCAATCAAAATGAAAACTTCGACAGCAGAGCGGTCCCCGTTGGGATCAGGCACTTGTTCGGTGTCTTTGGATTCGAGCGACTACGAGCATCTAATCGTGGATGTCATGCGCTACCAGACGACCGATGGAGAGTCGCACAGCACAAAAAGCAGTGCGGCCTATCACCAAAAGGAAATAGCACTCACGGACCACGCAAACGCCCGGCTGGAAGCTGGGGACACCATCGCTGACATCCTACGAGCCGTAGGGAAAAGCGTCCCTGATCCAATCTTGGAGAAAGTCACGAAGGACTCAAAACTGGCGATCCCGCATTGGCAGTGCCGAGACGAAGCTGGATACACGCCGCGCAGGTTCGAGCATGGCGCGTGGACGGTGTATGTCTATGGACGCGCGGGATCATGGAGCGGCGGCTACGGCAACACGATGAGTGTTCAGGATCTCGCTCGATACGCCACGGATCGCAAGTCCATTCTTTCACCGAACGCATAGCCCACGCACCCCGCCGACACCGATGCTGACCACTGGACAGACCCACGAAAAACCCCACCGCGCCGAATCACGGCGGGGCGGGGTTGTGTGCGGCGTCTTGTTGAGTGTCTTACAGGTGGTCGGCTTGGATCTCGGTAACAAGAGCGGTAGAGAGTCCGGTAAGCTGGGAAATCTCCCAGATGTTCCGGTGTTGCTTCCACCAGCGGCGGACGGCGGCGATGTTCTTCTGGCTGTGGCCAGGCTTGATCGTTGGGCGGCCTCCCTTGGCTCCGTTGGCGCGGGCGGTGGTGGTCTTGGCTTCGGACTTCGCGGAGCCTCCTTTGCGTCCAAGGGCTGCGGCTGCGTTGCTGATTTCGGTGTTGGTGCTCATGGTGTGTTTTGGTTGGTCGGGGCTTTATCGCCTGCCGATGTAAGGACAATACCCAACCGCTTGGGTTATGCAATAAAAATCTCAAATTATTTTCACTGCCTGAAATCAGGGTCTTTTTCTCCACTCAACACGTTATTATGACACCCATGGCAAACTACCGAAAACAACGTGCCGAGCGCAAACGCCTGAGATTCAGTGCGATGGGAAAGGCATCACAGCGTGTGCAATCCGAGCGGCGAATGGCCGACATGCCCGACCGACTCCGCGAAATGGCGGAATGGGACGTGCAGAACCTACCCCGGAAACAGGGCGACCCGCTTGGATGTCTGCAATGGACCGATTTCAGAACCGGCAAGGTCCGCCGCTGGACGGTGCGGATCGGCAACCGGTGCGACCGGATCACCGTGGAGGCACCGGGCCAGTCACCATCACCCAGCCACGGCTGGACGTGGTTTCTGACTCAACTTCGGAAGCACTTGTCATGAGGGAATCCACCATCGAAAAAGCTGTCTGCGCCTACGCGAAAGCGAAGGGATGCCTGGTCATGAAGCTGGCAGGACCGAATCAGAAAGGTCAGCCGGACCGGATGTTCATCCGCGACGGCAAGGTGTTGTTCATCGAGTTCAAGGCACCGGGCAAGCTGCCGACCGCGCTGCAATACAAGTGGATGCGCGACCTGATCACCCAAGACATGCTCGCGGAGTGGTGCGACGACATCGAGGAAGGGAAGTCCATGATCCGTCACCTATGCAAACCCTATGCAAACCCTATGCAAACCCTATGACCGAAACCTTCATGCCCTTCGACTACCAGCCAGCGATGGTTGACCACCTGCTCGACAACGAGCGGGCCGCGCTATTCGTCAGCCCTGGCAAGGGCAAGACTGTTTGCACACTCTCTGCCATCGACGCGCTGGCGACCATCGGCCAGTTCAAGGCCGCGCTGATCGTTGCACCGCTGCGGGTGTGCTCGATCACTTGGCCAGCGCAGGTGGCGCGGTGGAGCCATACGAGCTGGATGCGGGTGGCCAACCTACGGACTGCCGAGGGGTTGAAGGCGTGGCATGATGGCACCGCGGACATCTACCTCATCAATAGCGAGCTACTTCCTAACCGGCTGCCGCTGATGTTCCCGAAGCGGAAGTCATTCGTCTGCCCGGTGGACACGCTGGTCATCGACGAGCTATCACTGGCCAAGAACCACGCGAGCAAGCGGTTCAAGGCGCTGCACAAGCATCTCTCACACATCCCTCGGCGGTGGGGGCTGACCGGCACACCCATCCCCAACAACTACCTGGATCTATTCATGCAGGCGAAGATGCTGGACGACGGGCAACGGCTGGGCAAGACGTTCACCGCCTACAAGAGCGACTGGTTCTATCCGGCGGACTACATGGGCTATACCTATAAGCTCCAACCCGGCGCGAAGGAGGAGATCGACCGCAGGCTCTCAGACCTCGCGCTTGTCATCGTCGGCGACGGCAGCGACCTGCCGGCCTCCTCGATCATCGACGTGCCAATCGTCCTGCCACCCGACGCCCGCAAGCAATACAAGACGCTAGAAAAGGAGATGCTCGCAGACATCGCAGACGGCGAGGTGACGGCACCGTCCGCCGCGACCCTCTGCAACAAGCTGCTCCAGATCACATCCGGCGCGGTCTAT